TGCTGCCTCTATATCAATTATGAAAAAATACGTTCCTGGTTTTGTTATTGTTCCAGGACCACTTCAAAAAATACTAAGAATTGATCCTGATAAAGGAGTTTATATGATCGCTTATTCTGATAATGATTGTGCAACTTATTTCAAAGAGAGAAATTTATTAGAAAATAATGAAAAAAATCGTGAAATATTCTGCAAAATGATAGCAAAATCACTTGGATTCACTGAAGAAGACACCAAAATACTTCATTTAAATGCTATCAAACATTTTTATTGGTCAATTGGAACACATTATTGCCAACCATTAAATACAAATGAATATAAAAATCGTACACAATTCTTGAAAATTGCACAACATCCAATGAATAATATGTTAGTAGTTGGAGAGGTGGTCTCTAATGACCAAGGATGGACAGAAGGAGCATTAGATAGTGTTCATAAAGTGCTTAATCTTGCATGGTTAACTAGTCATTAAGTTTACATATTCAAAGGTACAAAGTAATTAATCAAATCTTTTATCATTTTTACAGGGTCGTATTTAGTATTTAAATACCATATTATTATTGCTGTACCCAATATTGCATTTATAATAAAGCTATTCTCATTTTCAATAACATCATTATTTGGTTTCGTTTTTAAAACAATATCTATCCAATCTGGACCATAATTTGTGAGTCCATTAGAAATATGATGATTTTTATGTGTTAAAAATTTTAAAAAATGAAAATTGATTAAATGTCCTGTTGTATAAATAAATGACCATAAAAGTATAACATAATAATTAAATAACTGAAAGCTTGGACCAAGTAATGAAGAAAGAATAATATTTACTATTATAATAACAACCCCACCTGAAAATACAATATTTACGTATGTTTCTATTAAGATATTATGATAATCTTTTGAATTTGGTCCATGATGTATATCATGCCAATCCATGCCAGTAGCATCATGAAGATATCTGTTATGAGACATCCAATGAGTAAAATACCCCCATATTTGAATAAGTACCATAGAGAATAATGAAAATAATAAGTTTTTAACTGTATAATAATCTATAATTAAGATGCATACAAAAAGTGTTAAATAAAAAGGGGAATTTAATTTAAAATGTTGCCAAAAATTATAAATTATTCCCTTGTCTTTTTCATACATTACTTCCCCTATAAGTTCTTCTTGAGTTAGCTTCTTTTCTTCTGTTTTGTTTTCTTCTTTTATAACTTGTTCTGCATCATTCAAATCTTCTGGTTTTTCTTGATTTTCCTGATTTTCATTAGATTCTTGGTTTTCTTTTTTCTCCATATAATTATTATTTTTATTTTATTGTTATTATTACATTTTCAAATAAACCCATTTCTTTAAATGTTTTTTTAAATAATAAAATAATTCCTTTTGTTAATATAACCATCAAACCCATAAATAACCATTGAAGTGTTATTTCTCTTTTTTCTCTCTTTTCACAATTTTCAGAAGTACATTTATTCCATATTTCTGAAAGAGAATTTCCTAAATAATGTTTTTCTATTAATGTTATTGGACAATCATCATAAATGGTATCAACAAAAAGTATTAATGTTAATATTAATCCAAGTATCATTAACGTACCAATATTTTCTGTTAAAATAATAAGAAAAAATACACCATAAATTAATATAAAATGAAAAATGGACATTAATCCTCCAAAAAATAATTTATATATTTTATTTAAATTTAATGTAGATTGCATTTAATAATAATTAATATTTTTTATTATTATTTTTTATTTTTTTAGTAAATTAATATATGGAAGATATTGATATTATTCTAAAGCCAAGCGCTCTTGACCCTTCTTTACATAGAAAGCCATGGAAGAAACCTGTGCAGCTTAGAGAAGAAATAGAAGAAATAGAAGATATTGAAAATAATGAAAAATTTGTTTTAAAGGAATCTGCTCTTGATCCTTTGTTGTATAGAAAGCCATGGAAGAAACCTGTGCAGCTTAGAGAAGAAATAGAAGAAATAGAAACAATAAGAAATGACGCACCAGCAGAAAGCTTGCCATCAATCTCAGAAAAACAAAGAGTTATACTTGTCTCTTTAGAAGACTCTCAAAATTTACCTGAGGAGCTTGAAGAAATTAAAAAAAGATATGATTATAAACATAAAAGTAATTTAAAATTATTCCATGTTTTTGCAGACAAATCAGATATAAAATCTGGAAAATTGATTGCAATTCCTTTACCTGGAAAACCTGAATATAGATTATTATTTCTTTTAATTGCTTCCATGTATTTATTTGCACTTTTACTAAATAATACTACTCTATCCCCTGAACAAAATTCAGTTATTTTAACAAAAATAAAAGATACTGTTCCTGAAGTATTTTATTATGGATTTGGAGAAGGAAACCCATCAATTTTATCTTTGCTAGAGAGTGCATTTAAAAATTTTATTGAAACAAATGATAAAATAAGTCTGAAATCATTATTTAGGGCGTTTATAAAAAGATATGAACTTTTAATAAAGAGTACTCCTTTGCCATTAGATATTGTTTTCAAAGATATTGATGAAGCATTGATTTTCTTTTCTGATAATAAAACTGTGAATGCTTATAAAAATAAAATTCTTGAAAAAAATATTGAATATGTTATAAAAACAGAACTTATTCCAAAACTTGACCCTTCAAAAATATTTGTTTTGCTTTGTTCAAAATTAGATTTTGTACAAATGTTAAATATATTATCAACTGATGAAGATTTTGAAATTATAGAACCACTTGCAGGAGCAAGAGCAATATTAGATGAAGAACTTGGTGGTGGAGGTTCCAGAAAAAAATCTAATAAAAAGGACAAGTTCAATTTCACATCTCATCAAAAACATGAACAAAAAGGAAAAAAGACTATTAAGAAGGTTCATATTAAAAATGGTAAAGGAACTAAAAGTGTTGCTTATTATCATAAAGGAAAACACATTCACACTGCAAAAAAACCATTAACTTATATTGAAATTGCATTCATCAAGGTCGGCAAATTTATTCCTGGTTTGTTCAAAGATTGTCCTTGTAATAAAAAAACACGCAGAAGAAAAAGAAAAAATGAAAAATAATTAAATAATTACACCTTTTAACATTTCAAACGCCTATTTTAATATATAATATATAAAGAGAATACTTATATATTATAAATAAATGGATTTTGTTTTTGTATTACTTTGTGGAAATGAATGGGAAGATATAACTATATTATTGTCAGAGGAAGATGCTATAAATGAATCAAAAAATTACCCAAATAACAGAGTTGAAATTTTTAGTAAAAATAACAATTTTGGATTTATCCCTACTTATAATTATTATAAAAATGGAATACTAGTTAAAAACTCGTAATTTTATATTAGAAAAGAATCGGCGTTTGAAATGTTAAAAGGTGTAAATAATTTATCATGATAATGCATCAAGTGCACATAATAATACCTTCTCTTGATCGCTCAACTTTTGAAATACTAAACAATCATCCAATTTTATTTGATAATGTTTCTTTGCAAAATTTTTACAATTAAGCAGCACACCATTATCAGTTACATTTATTTCTGCTAATATTGCACCATTAGTAAGATATATCTCGTCTGGGTCTTTTAATGGTATCCATCTAATAAAACCACCTGTTCTTAAATCACCCATTTCATCTACATATATGTATTCCTTCAATTTATTCATATATTTAATTAATTCCTCTTTGGGCAACTGTAATTCTTTCAATATATCAAATTTCATTGACTTTATTTTTGCATTGTTTAACTTCATAAATTTATTATTACTTTCATTATCAAGCGCTTTCAATAAATTATTAATATCCATTCTTGCTTTTATTATTAGTTAGCATTAGATTTTTAATATATATTTGATTAAATATTTGATTAAATATTTGATTAAATATATATTAAAATTTTTATAATTACCAAGTAGACCCAAATGCACCTCCAACCATTGCATTTGCTGCCATTGGTTCATTCATTTGGAATGCTTCCGCTCCACCAGGTGTTGCAGCACCAACTAAAGGTGTGCTATCATTTCTATACATGGAATCATAATCTGGCATTTGTTGCTGTTGTTGACTTGAAGGTAACTGGTTAATTGGTGTACTATCAGTATAAAGCGATTGTGTCATTGCTGCTGCACTAGAAGGAGGTTGTGAAATTGGTTGTGATACTTTCACATTTCCTGAAGATGAGGCTTTCTTTGCTTTCTTACTATCTTTTTTACCTTCCCATAAATCCATAACACGATCTACTAAAATACTCACTTTCTCTCCTAATTTTGTTTGAAGACTCATTGTAATTACTAAAACCGCTAAAATAATATAAGTCACGCTAAATTCTGGATATTTTGTTCCACTGTAGGTAGGAATAAATGTAATAATACGGTTTGTTAATAAAATACCTAAAAACATTACAATAATTTGAATTATTATTTCTGCTAAAAGTTCTACACTTCCTTTTTCATCATCCGCTTCAGGAACATAGCGTTGCATTGCTTTATTCAATATTACAACAGGAATAATACCAATTAATGAATATTGAATTATATTTAATATTTCAGATTTTGAGTCATCATCAAAATTGAAAACATGCTTAAAAAATCCTGGTTTTGATGAACTTGATGAATCACTTAAACTATCCATATATGATTTATAAAAAGAAATTAAAAATTATTAAATATTATTTGTTTGCATTTTTATTTATTTACAAATTAAGAAAATTTTAAAATATTTAATTAATATATAATGCCTTCTATTTATAGACGTGTTTTTGGTGATAAAAAACATTCGGTTAGCCCTTCTGATATTTCACATATGAATCCAGAACAAATTCGTCATTTAGAACCAAAACAAATTGGAATGTATTATAAAAATGAGCCTGAGATTAAGTATATGTCGCATGAAAAACAGATGGCTCTTAATGATGTACTTTGGAAAAAGAAGCATCCACATGGAGTAACTACTTGGCAGCGCACAGGAGGCAGAACTAGAAAACATAAGAAATCTATGAAATCTAGGAAATCTATGAAATCTAGGAAAAATAAGAAACATAGAAAATCCATGAAATCTAGGAAATCTAGGAAATAATTTTATGGCGCGTAATTAATTTAAAAAGTTTGTATTAATTACTTTTAATAATGAGTGCAAATAGAGCAAATGCATCTGCTAGAAATAGGCGTGCTGGAGGTGTCGAAATTGTGCAACCATCACAACAACAAAATGTTAGAAATGGACAATCTTTAAGAGCAGGACAAACTAGCAGACCAGGACAACAACCCCAAACTGCAACAAAACCTCAAATTTCAATTTCTGATGCAATTGGTCTTGTTTCTTTAAGACTCGGAAGACTTGAACAATTCATGTATAAAATAAATCATGAAGGGATCCCTAGTGATGATGATTTGAATCTTGGTGTAAATGACCGAATTATTGATGAGGATGTTTTTAGAAGTATTGTTTCTAGAATAGAAAAACTAGAACAAAATACAAATAATCAATCCACAACATCTAATGCACCACAAATTTCTGATTCTCATCCTATTGTTAAGGAGCTCAATAATAAGATAACTGCTCAACAATTAAGTATTTATGAATTAAAAGATATGATTTTAAAAATGCAGAATTTTGCTATGGAAACAAGTACAAGTTTGAAGGGTTTGATTGAACAATACGAAACAGATAAGGTATATGTTCCTCAGGAATTATATGAGAATGATTTTCAAAATCAAAATCAAAAAGAGGATTTTGAACCAAGTGAAATAATTGATGATAATCAACTTATTCTTGATGGAGAGAGTTTGAAAGAAATGATAAAAAATGAATTGTCTTCAGATAATATTTAATAGATAATAAAAATATATTCATTTAATAATAGACCTTATTATATGTATTATTATAATAGATATAATTATTTCTGTTATATAAAACATATAAAAAGAAAATGAATAAAAATAAGAAAATCCTGGCTCAGCAAATTTATTCATATTTAAATATTTGAATATTTTCATTACTATGTATTTAAAATTAAATACATCAGGCCAGTTATTAAAATTATCGGTTTCATAAAATAATTGATAACATAATGGTTCTTTATAAATATAACGATTTGTAAATCCATAATTAAAATTTGTATATAAATCCCAATCATATATATTATTTTGGTCAGTCTTTAATGTATTTTCAATAAATTTCTTTGAATAAATACATGCATGTGTTCCTGTACTTAACAATAATTTCCTATGATTCCAGAAAAGTGTTAAGCATTGCAAATATGGAACGCATCCTAGTAAATATATAAAATTTATATTTCTATCTGAACATGTATTCACAAAGTTATTTATAGAATCTGTAATTGATTCTTCATTGATTTTTTCACTAAATTCAAAATCATCTTCTAAAACTAGTATGTTATTATATCCTCTTTTTTGTGAATCTTTAAATACTTCTATAAAACAATCTATTAAGTCATATCTTGGCAATTGTTCTTTCAAATTCTTTTTGCATTTCTTAAATCCCTTATTATTTAAGATATGTACTTTTTTACTTGGTTTATATTTTTCCAATTGATTTTTTATATTACTTTTTCTCTCTTCATTACCTTCTAAAAAGATAATATAGGTTGCATCAATGCATTTGTCAAACAATCCTTTCTCATAAATAAAGTCTTCAAAATGATATGGATTTTCTTCTTTTTGGTTTGATTCTTGATTTTCTATATCTTTCAAAATTTCTTTTTCCTTTACTTCAATCATTTTATAAAAATAAAATAAATTAATAATAAAATTGAAACTTAAATATTTGTAGTAATAATTGTTACACTTCATCAATCCACTGATAATAAAATGCAACGAAGAGATCCTCGCAGACAGTTATGTAACCCTTTATTTGGTTTCTTGTTCTACTTTTTGATATTTAATATGGTGTTTATTATAAAGTCTACGTTTAAAAATATGAATAAAAAGAATAATTATACTAATCATGAGAAGGATGATATTATTCAGAATGATAGCATTGCTCAGAAGAATGCAATTAATCAGAAGAGAGTTGATGAGTTTATGAAGATGAAACCTGGCGATGTAAATATGATTATACCAGATTCTGCTTATGATTATGATTTTGAGGATTTAAATAACCCTCAACTCAAAAAAGCGCACTTGTATGCATTGGTCCAATAAATTATTACACAACTTATTATAAATAAAATGGAGTATATAATAAATACAATAAATAAATCACTTAAATCTTATTTACTATATCATTAATAAGAATGAAGTTATCTATAGTTGATAAGAGCAAGAAGGATATTTTTATTTCACTTTTCCAGCTTCTTAAAAATGCAGCATCTGTTATTTGCATAAATTTCAATGATGACCATATTTATATTCAAGGCATGGACAAATCCCATATTTGTCTTTTTGATATTAAAATTTTTTCATCTTGGTTTAATACATATGAATATTTCTCATCTGATGATTCATGTATATGTCTTTGTAGTCAATTCTTTTATAATATAATTGCAATGAGTCAAGATAAGACCAGTCTTAATATTCATTATGAGGGTAAAGTTGATGCAATTTTTATTGATTTATTATGTCAGCAAGAAACAGGTGATTATAATAAATATTTTAAATTACCCCTCACTGATTTTGAACCAGAGGTTTTAAATATTCCAAATGTTGATTATGATGCAGAGTTTTCTATTGGAGCAAAGAAAATATGTGAATTATGCACTCAGTTGCTTATTTTTGGAGATATAATGAATGTGAAATGCAATGAAGATAAGATTGATATTATTTCCAAAGGAGTAGGAGGAGAGATGGCAGTAAATATTCAAATAGATGATTTGAATGAGTTCAGTATAAGTGAAGGAGAGATTATTGATATTTCTTATAGTTTGAATTACATACATAAAATGTGTTTGAGTTCTAAGCTGTCTATTGATATTGGGTTTTCAATTAGCAAGGATTATCCTCTCAGAATTAAATATGATTTAGGTGAAGATAGTGTTGTTATGTTTTATATGGCACCTAGAATTGATGATGATGATTAATTTTATAAACTCTATTTTTTACAATAAAATAAATAAAAAAATTGATTAAATAATGTATTCAATTAGTAAAAATACAATATACTGAATGAGTTTAAGCAAGTTTGAAACAACTCAACAAGAATACGGTTTTGTTTATTTGAGAGATAATAAATGGTTTCAAATAGAAAAAGTTATAAAACTTGGAATTAGTGCAATTTTGAAAGATAGGGGTTGTGGTTATATTACAGGAGAGCCAATTCCAGGGACATTCATAAAAGGTTTCAAAATACCTTTGCAAGACATGCACAAACTGGACAGATTAATGAAAAATTATTTTAAACCTTATCATAAATATGTTTTAGGTGGAGGAACAGAATTTTATGATAGATGTATCATAGATACTGTTGAACATTATTTAAAATTACTTAGAGTTAATTACACACTTCTCTCTGAAGAGGAAATTAATAAAATGGAAAGAGTTGAACGCTTGAAAAAATTAAAAGAAAGTATTACTTTAAAAAAGGCACTACAAAAATTTGCAGAAACTATAAGAAATAAAAAATGTAAAATACATCAATGGAAAGAGAGAGATTATCAGATTTCAACTATAAATATGGCATTAGAAATTATTCATAGAGAGAATAAAATATATATTGAGTTACCAACTGGAGGGGGTAAAAGTTATATAGTTTATAATATATTTCAAAAATTAGAAAGCAATTTTATTCTTATATTATCACCTAGAAAAATTGTAAATTCCCAAAATATTTCAGATAAATACTTACAAATATTAAAAGATAAATATTCAATTTTAAATTATTCAGAAAATAATAATATTGACGAGTTTTTATTAAAAAAAGGTAAAAAGATTTTGATTTGTTGCACTCAAACAATAAAGAAAATTTACGAAAAACTTATATCATCTAATATAAATAATATTGATGTTTGGTTTGACGAGGCTCATTATGGAATTGAAGGATGGACTAGAGAATTGTTAGAAGAACCACATGTAAGATTTTGTTTATTGAATAAAAATAATATTAGAAATAGGATATTTACATCTGCATCTCCAGATAAAAAAATTGTCCAAGAAAATAAATCAATCTTTGGAATTCTTTATTCGCCTGTTAAAATTAAACAACTAATTGATATGAAATGGCTTGCATCTATTAAGCCATATGTTTATGAAAATAGAGTAAAAACAAGTATAGATAGAGCATCTTATATTTTGTATGATTTTAAAGAAAAAAATAGGAATTATGGATTTAGTTTTCATCATAATCAAAATAATGCATATGAATTATTTCATCAACATTATTTGAAATACAAATCAGGAATCACTTGTATTAAACCATTCTTATTAATTGGAGATGATTTTAAGAGAGAAAAAGAGCAAATACTTGAAGAAATTGAACATTGCTTGGGGTATGATTATAGAAATGTTGTGGAATTTGAGAAAATGCCAAATAACATGGGGTATGTTGTACAGAAATACAATATGGGATATGATTTCATAAAATTAGATTACTTATCTTTCAGTGACCCAAAAGTATCTATTCAAGATATTATTCAATGTATTGGTCGTGGTATTCGTTCAGATGGATTAGGTGAGAATGGTTCTAATAAAGAAAAAGAATTAATTATTGCATTACATACTAGTAAAAATGGCATTGAAGAAGAAACAAATCCATATGAGAAAATATTCCAAGTTCTTAAATATTTGATTCATGATATTGAGATAACATTTGATGATATTGGAGTATTTAGTTATTCTCCTTCTTCCACATCTGATGAAAAACCTTATTTTATTGATTATTCAGGTAGTGAAGAAATGAAATCGGTATTTCTTGATTTATTAGACTCATATAATAGGAATATTTCACTTGGAACAACCTATGAAGCAGCAAAAATAATAATAAAAGACCAAAATTTACAAAGTAAAGAGGAGTATTACAAATTATGTGAAATAGATAAGAGATTGTCATTAGACCCAGAAAACATATATAAAAAAGAAGGATTATGGAATAACTGGTATGATTTTCTTGGAATTGATACTACAAAATTTATTCAATCTAAACAAGAGTGGATAAATTTTTGCAAAGAAAAAAATATAAAAAAATTAGAAGATTATTTTATAGCTTGTAATATGTATAATAATTTACCCAAAGAACCTGCTGATTATTATAAAGATTTTACGAATATTACATCTGAATTAAAATTTTATAATTCAAGAAGAAGATAATTGATTATTCTTCCTCAACTTTTAGAATTGGTTTTATCTTTGTTTTTTTAACCTTTTTATTAGTTTTTGATTCTTGTAAATTAAATATACTATTAACATTATTTAACCCTTCTTCGCAAATATTTAATTTACAATCTAGATCCATAATAGATTCGGTTCTTAATTCTTCTATACAAATTTTAAACTGTTTTTCATTTTTTTCATTATAAGAACTTGATAATTTATTTATCCATTCTTGCATTTTTTCTTTACAGATTGGAATTGGTATCATTAAATCTTCTAATTTTTTATAATTAAATCTTGGATATTGACTTGCAGTACATAAATCTTTTTCAAAATTCTCAGATAAAATATATAACATTGCATAAATATAAATTGCTATATTTTTATCCTTTAGTTTTATATTCGCTAGACCTCCTGAAAATACAAAATTTTCTATATCAGGAAAATCATCAGAAATAAACAAAATTTTTGATGGTTTTGGTCTTACACATGATATTAATATATTACCATAATCAGCTTGAATACTTGCTTTATTTGGTAGTTCTTTTGTATCATATGCAGTAAAATGACATAACATATTATTTGTTATATCCCCAATCTCAACATAATTGTATTTTTGTTTAGTAAGTTTAGATTTTTTATTTATACTTTCATATATATCTGAAAATTTAACTAATTCATAATGACTACTTATATGCAATTGTTTCTTATTATATATTTTACCATCTAATGAACATATATCATTATATAAAATTTCTTCTACTGACACAATCGTGTTTAATTTTTCACTTATTGTTGAAATATCACCTTTATTTTCTATAATAACAATATCACCAAATACTTCAGCAAATTTATCTTCTGTATATCTTTCAACAACTAAATCACTAAATTTAATTTCAGCCGTTTTTTCTTCAATGTTATCAAATATGACAACCGAAGTTTTAGTTGAGGTGTTTTCAAATTGGTCTTGAGGAAGACTAATAATTTCTCTAACATTAAATTTTTCAACCAAACATTTTCTTAAATCTGTATATGTTTTATTAAAGAACACTCCCTCTTTCAAAACACCAACAGCAGTTCCACCAACTTCAACAATATCCATCAACAACATAAGAGAACAACTTTCTTTATCATTTCCTTTTAATTCATTGTCTTTTGCAAATTTTTGAATTCTAAGACTAGATGAATTAACACAAACCTTTGATTTATCTTGTTCTTTTTTTTCTTGTTTTTCTTGTGCTTCTATTTTTTTTAATTGTTTTTGTCTCTTAATTCTTAATCCTTCATCTGTAGTATTGAGAAGTTCATTTTTAATATATTCTTTTACTTTATCCCTTTTACTTTGGGTTTCTGTTTTAAAACTCTTATCTCCACCATACGGAGGATTTGTTAGAACTAATTTATATTTTTGGCAATTAAATTCATCTGCAAATGAATTTTTATATTTTAAATTATTCATGTTAGGCAATACCCCAGTTAAACAGAAGAATTCTAACCCTGCTGATTTAATAACATCTTCATTCATATCGTAATGTGAAATCTTATTTATTTCAGTTTCCCAGTTAATTATTTTTGGATATTTTTCATTTAAATAATTAATATATCCAGTAGTAAAACCACCAGAACCACCAAACATATCAATCATTGTTGATATTGTTCCATCAGCATTTATTGATGGATTTAATTTTGATAATATATATTGTACAATATGTCTATCTGTAAAATATGCTCCTAATTCACTGATTGCACTTTCATCTCTACCAATAAAGTATTCATAAATTTTACCAGATAATAATACGTTGCACGTTTTTTCAATGCTAGTAATTTTATCAATTTCTTTTATAAGATACACAAAAACAGAACCTCTAATATTTTGTGGTATTTCATAAAATAGTAGTTCAAACAATTCACTATTACAAATTGATTGCAAAACATTTCCAAAAATTAAATCTGCCAATTGTTCGTCTTTATTTTCATTTGCTAAATTCAACAAGTATGAAAACTCACAATCAGGTTTCTTCAAACTTACTTTATCAAATAATCCATGTTCTTCTATTTTTTTTAATCCATAAATTATATTAAATACTTTTAATGCATTCATACCATAACCAGCACCATTATTTCTAAGATAGTTTTGTATTTCGTGTATTTTATCCTTCAAAGCTTCTTTATTTGTGATACTCGCCACATTCAACTCACTTATAGAATTCATATCACTCATATCTGGTATTATATAATTTATAATATTAGTTATATTTATATTCAATTTTTATTTATAATAAAAAATATGAAAAATATGAAAAATATGAAAAATATGAAAAATATGGAAAATATGAAAAATATGAGGAATATGAAAAATAAGCGTATAAATAATAAAAATTTATTATGATTTTTTATTAGTTATGTTAAAATTATTTATTGCATTCTTCATTTTTTGTCTCGTCTTATTTATGTATCTGCATGTTCATTTTCATATGAAAACCAGTGATGACCTTGAAGTATATGAAATTGAACAAGCATCAAAGGATAAATTAGAGGAAATATGCGATCTTCGGCAACCTATCATATTTGACCAAGATAATGATAATGTCTTGAGGACATCTAGCAAAAATGCGATATTAGAAAATTATCACGCTTTTGAAATCAAAATTCGTAATGCAAAAGATACTGACTATACCAGTGAAATTTATATGCCACTACCTTTACATTCTGCTGTAAAATTATTCACCGAGGATAAAGAATCCACTTATTATTCTGAAAATAATATGGATTTCTTACAGGAATCTGGTGTCATTAAACATATGCAATATAATGACGAATTCATCCGCCCAGGAATGGTATCTAATTGTTATTACGATATTTTAATGGGTTCTGATGGAACTGTCACCCCATTTCGTCATGAAATCAATTTCCGTAATTATTTCTTGGTAACTCAGGGCACAGTTCAGTTCAAGTTAGCACCACCTAAATCATCTCGTTACTTGTCTCTTATTAACGACTACGAAAATTTTGAGTTCAGGTCACCTGTGAATCCTTGGTCTGTTCAACCACAATACAGTGCGGATTTTGATAAAATAAAGTGTCTAGATATTACCTTGAATGCAGGTAAGATTTTACATATACCTGCTTATTGGTGGTATAGCATTAAATTTAGTAAAGATTCTAGTATCAGTACATTTTTTTACCGCACTTACATGAACAATATTGCTATCACACCTCATATATGCATGTATGCTCTTCAACAGCAAAATGTAAAGCGCGATGTATTGAAAAAAATACCTATTAGCGAACTTTCTAAACCAATACCTAATAATGCAACAAATATTCAATCTGATGAAATAAAAGATAGAGATGATACCACAATGATAACTGAAATAAAGACACTATCCTCCATTTAGGATTATTAAATTTTTTTTACACTTAATATATATATGGATAAGCAGACAACAATTGGTAAGTGGACAAAGAATGATACAGCATCATTAAGTAAACGTCTTTTTTATGCAACAGGTTATTCTTTTCCTAGTACTATTAATTCATTAAAGAATATATTAAACAAATTAACTGCAATTGAAAATTTAAATGCTGATATTAATACAGTTACAATAGACGATTTGAAATTTATAAAAAAATTTATAGAAGAAATCATTTTAAAAAATAATTTAAAAGAGCTTATTTTAAAATTTCTGAAATTATCAAAATTAGGAAGAAATGCATGTAATTTAGTGATTAATTATTTATTTGAAATATTTAATTCAAAATCTTTAGATAAATTAGAAGAAGAAAAATTACAATATTTAAGAACAGTAATAGATTTTTTTTCAGAAAATGAACTTTTTGATGCTGATAATAGTGAATTATTTAAAATAAAGTTGACTAATGCAAACAATAAAAATAAATTACCAATAAAAAGTTATGAAGAACCTGTATTACCAATAAAAAGTTATGAAGAACCTGTATTACCAATAAAAAGTTATGAAGAACCTGTATTACCAATAGAAACAGAGTCAAGATCACCAACATTTGGAACAGGTGGAGCAGGACCTGTATCTAGAGAATATATTCTAAATGAATTAGAGAGGAGAAAAATTAACGATGAGATTAAAAAACTAATAAATGATTATGATATTGAAGACCCAGATGAATATCTTTGGACATCCGATTCTAATCCTATTTCTCAACTTAAAATTATAAAGAAGTTGTTGAATTCTAAAAAAATTAATGAAGAGGAAATAAATAAATTAGAAAGAATGTCAATAATAATTTCAAATAAATATCATGTAGATATAGAAAGATTAAAAGAAAAATTTCCGTTATTAGTTGATAGAATTACTGTGGCTATTAACATTATAGAAGACAACTATAAATATTTATCAGGAGGGTATATTTCCAAGAAATCCAAGACATTAAAGAAATCTAAGAAATCCAAGACATTAAAGAAATCCAAGACATTAAAGAAATCCAAGACATCTAAGAAATCCAAGAAATCCAAGAAATCCAAGACATTAAAGAAAAAATTAAAGAAATCCAACACATTAAAGAAAAAATTAAAGAAATCCAAGAAATGCAAATAAAATGCAAATAAAATAATAATATACAACTGAAATAAAATCACTATTATCCATTTAGGAGGATAATTACTCAATTGAGTTGAGTGATAACATAATCATAGATTTCCTTAAACTTTTTCAAAACTTCTTCCTCTTTACATTGTGCAATTGGGCTAAATAATAACATACTCTCCAAATTGCATTTGAGAGCTTGAGAACCACCAAGATTTTTAATTGAATTTACCCATTCATCCACATAATTTTTGTTATCTGGGTGATGCATTGAACTGTACACTCTTTTACATAAATTATGATTAAATATGCAATATTCCGAGTCCAAATCTAATCTCATAGATTGAAGCTCTTCCATTTCTTTAAATTCTGGATAAGGATTTTTCTTAATAAATTTCTCAATGATATTATTTGTTGTGCACTGCATTATGTTATTCTTTGATTTGTACAATAAATATAAATCAAAGATTATGTTTCAATTTTTCCAAGAAATCAAAATAAAACTTATACAAACAAATTAAAGCTATATTAATATTATAATTAATATTATTATGGATCAATTATACAAGGTCAATATTAATGACCGTGCTTATACCAGTTGGACTTTTTACACAACACATGATTTTCGCGAAGTTTCTCTCCCAATCAATCCAGCAGAACATAAATTATTTACAAATGATGTCTTTACTTTTGATTCAAACTCAGAAAAACCTATTATAAATTTAGTTCATTCTAGTATTATTAATTATGACTCTATTGCAGGAGTACTTGTTTTAAAAGGCAATAAAACATATGGTCGCAGTAAAAATGGTAAACTCTTATACAAATGCATACCTGATGATGTAAGAATACCTGCTTTCTTGATACCATATGAAATGAAGAACATGGGATTCTCCAAAGTATTTCAAAATTTATATGTAACATTTCATTTTTCTGAATGGACAGATAAACATCCTTATGGTGTATTAGTACAAACTATTGGTTCAGTTGACATATTGGATAATTTCTATGAATATCAACTTTATTGTAAAAGTTTAAATGCATCTATTCAAAAATTCACAAAAGACACTAGCAAAGCATTGAAATCTCAACCTCATGATGCCTTCATTGAAAATATCAGCGCAAGATATCCTAACATTGAAGACCGAACTGTTGATTATCATGTTTTTACTATTGACCCTCATAACAGTCTAGATTTTGATGATGGGTTTAGTATTAGAAATCTTGATAATAATATTGAATGTATAAGCATTTATATTGCAAATGTTACTTTATGGATGGATATTTTAGGTTTATGGGATTCGTTCTCTCGCCGAATCAGTACTATTTATTTGCCGGATAGGAAAAGGCCAATGTTACCTACTATTTTATCGGATTGTTTGTGCAGTCTTCAGGAGAAGACAGTTCGTTTAGCCTTTGTAATGGATGTTTTTATCAAAAATTCAGAAATTATTGAAATCAAATATTCCAATTGCAAAATTCGTGTTTCAAAAAATTATTGTTACGAAGAACCTGCTTTACTCGGTTCTTCTCATTATCAAGATTTATTTCTTCTTTGTAACAAGTTATCAAGTAAATATAAATATATTAATAATGTTCGCAATAGTCACGAAGTAGTAAGTTATTTAATGATATTAATGAATTATAACTGTGCAAAAGAATTAGTGACAAAAAATAGTGGGATTTTTCGTTCTACAGCTATCAAGCGTGAATTTTCATTACCATTACAGCTACCTGAAAGTGTAGCGAAGTTTATTAAAATATGGAATAGCAGTGCAGGTCAGTATTTAGATGTTGCATCTTTGAAAGAGGGAGAAACCTTATCTCATGACCTTCTTGAGATGGAAGCATATATTCATATTACTTCACCTATTAGGAGACTGGTAGATTTACTCAATATGATCAAATTTCAGCAGACAAGTGGATTGATTGAATTATCTGAAGATGCTGGTAAATTTTATGATAAATGGATTAATGATTTGGAATATATCAATGTAACCATGCGTGCTATTAGAAAAGTACAAAATGACTGTTCTTTATTATATATGTGTAATTTAAATCCTGATATTATGGATATACTTTATGACGGTTATGCATTTGATAAAATTATTAGAAATGATGGTCTTTATCAATATATTGTATATTTACCCGAACTTAAAATGACATCACGAGTTACCATGAGAGATAATCTAGAGAATTATTCAGTAAGTAAATACAAGTTGTATTTATTTAATGATGAAGAGAATTTTAAGAAAAAAATCAGATTACAAATACATAATTAATTTCTTCTAGCAACCTGGAGGAAAAGTCTTCCTTGTCCAGAAGGACCTTCAGGACCTGGAGGACCTTCAACACCTGGAGGGCCTTCAAGACCAGGAGGACCTTCAAGACCAGGAGGGCCTTCAAGACCAGGAGGGCCTTCAGGACCTGGAGGACCTTCATGACCAGGAGGACCTTCAGGACCAATAAGACCAGGTTCACCAGGAGAACCATCATGACCAGGAGGACCAGCAGGACCAGGAGAACCAGCAGGACCAGCAGGACCAGGAGGACCAGCAAGACCAGCAGCACCAGGAGGGCCAGCAGGGCCAGCAGCACCAGCAGGGCCAGCAGGACCAGCAGGACCATCAGGGCCTTCACTTAAATTATCATAAATACTATTAATATTTGTTTGACTTAATGCTCCATCATAGAGTGTAAAATTTTTAATATAAAGATTTCCATCTTGTTGATGAAAATTATCACCAAATTGTAAAACAGTATTTGAATCTCTATTTCTTATAGTAGCAAATGTTCTTGTAAAAACCATAATATTATTAATATATAAATTAAATGTATTACCACTAAATACTAAAGCAATAAATACAGGTATTCCCATTGGTAGTAAAATACCAGAATCCAAACCATCATTAGCATTAGAACTTGTTGTAAATCTTATATGAAAATTATTTGTATTATCTGGATGTACAAATACAGCAGGCATTCTATCTCCTGCATTACAACAATTATTATTTGTATCTGTAAAACGGAAAATATTTCGCCAATATCCCTGACCTCTATAATTTGTAAACAAAAATGCAATAGTTAATTGTGAATTAGGAAGTGTAAATCCAAAATCCCTAAAATTGAATCTAGGACCATTTTGAACAATTCTATACCAGTTAGTATTAGATTGAGAAAATGTCCATCTTCTTATATTTGGTAATTCAAATGCTGCACTGTCAGTTGTTCCGCCAAATTTTTCAACATATTTGTAATTATATCTTAATAAAAATAACAATGCTAAAAAAATAAATATTATGAATATTATGAAAACATATTTTTTTTTAAATAAATTTCTTATACTTAACATTTTATATAATAAATATTAGATAAAAATATTTTATATAATATCAAATTCATTTTGGTTAAACCTTTATACATATTTTGATTATACATTTTATTATACATTTTATTATAATGTTTTAATAAAAATATACAAATACATACTTAACTACCTAACTACCTAACTACCTAACTACTTAACTACCTAACTATTTAACTACCTAACTATTTAACTATTTAACTACTTATATTTTTCTTCATCATAATTTATTATTCAAATAAATAATAAATTATACCTAAGCGCATTAATGAGATTTTATTTTGTATCTTGCACTGCGAATATAATTTTTCTTGTTCTTGGTCTTGCATTGACATTTCATATGATCTTATATTCCTACTCTTGATAATCTTTCCATCATATTCTTCCTCATTGTATTCATAATTTCTCCAATGGTCCTGGTCCTCTTCAACGTTGCTTATCTCATAAATATTATTCTTCAAGACATGAAGACTCACCTTACGTCTAGGTCTCTTAAGCTTTCTCTCAATCACTCTGCTGCTTTCTATCTCGTCAATTGCTGGCTCTGACTCTGGATTTGCAGAGATATTATCGTCCTCTAAGACCTTCTCACGCATATGAAGTGCCTTCTTTTCGGTCTTACCAAGCCTGCATGAGGATGGTCTTTCTCTTCTCTCTTGTTCCTTTCTTTGACTCTTCTCCTTCTTGTATAACTTGCGCTCTATTTCCTTATATTTCAACTTATTACCTTCTCTTCTAGTACTAGGGCCGAACTCTGCGTTGTATGACATTTCAAATCTTGTGTGCTTGGTGATATTGTGCTTTTATTATTATTTATTACACCTTTTAACATTTCAATTTTTTATAATTGGTTATTTAGTTTTCAAAATAATTTTATTCTAGAGTGTTTTACAATTAAAAAATACTTATATACTTACCTAAATACCTAAATACTTAACTACCTAACTATTTTATTTAAAATGCATCTTCATTGTCTATTATTCTTACTCTGGTCTTTGTCTTTGTATTTACCTTGTTGACTCTGATTGTTGTAGGTGTCTTCTTCACCTTGAGTGTCGTCTCCGTAGTAGTCGTAATTTTCACCTTGAAATCATGTGATTCTTGCTGAACATCTGGCTCTTGTTCTTCCTCCAGTTTTCTGCCGAAAATCTCCGCTCCAGTTGTCCTCGCAATCTTCTTATCTATTATCTGTTCACGAGATGCTTTTTGTGTGCGAGCATCCAAATACACATCGCCTTTCTTCATTCCAAATTCAGGATAGTCCTCATAGAACACAAAGAGTGTAATCTCCTTGTTCCCCTTAGTGCAGCAACCAGCACCAAGTTCAATCGGCACTTTCTTTGCAATAGATTCGGAAATTTTGCGAGGAACATCTGAATAAGTCTTGTTGCTGCGCTTCACCTTTGAAATCTTGAATTGTCCCTCATCAAAATTCTCTACTTGCTCCATTATATCTATAGTTTGTTCAGCGTCATTCAGGTCCTGAATCTGAAAATTGGAAACCGCGGATTTAACTGCGCTAATCAGATGTTCCCTAGAAGCAGAGCATGGGTTAATATCTTCCGAACCATCCACCGCAAAACTTGTAATTTTTAGTGGAATAATATCATAATCCTCGCGCCTAGTTGCGTTTCCACCAGCCAAGTTTTTCGCCTTACTTACAATTACATTCTCTCCAAAGTCCATCATCTGAACATATTTCTCTAAATCACCTCGTGCGAGAATGCCTTCATTAATGTAGATAACAGTTTCCTGATTTGCGTTGTATCCACACATGCGACCGAGCAGACCTTGTAGCACCACATCAGACGTTGACGACTTTGACATCTCCATTGCAAATGATACATTTGATTTGTCAAGACGCTTACCCATTCTCAACATACCTTTTAAAACAATCAAAGTATCTCTCTCAGGAGCAATGTTAAGAGCCGACATGTCAATCTCTTTTTTTTCGCTATCATACTCTACAACAAGCCATCCGCGTGCCTCAGCAAACCCGCAAATTTCATTGATGTCAGCTTTCGCAGTCTTACGCAAAATCGCATAAGATGGTTTGGTTTCGTCTTTATGGAATTCTAGAGCAGTCTTCAGGCATTCACGCCATTTGTGGAATCCGATAATTTTGTTACTGTGAATCATCTGTTTAACGCCATAATATCCCTGTCCTGGAGCCATCCTAATAACGCGTTTCTGCTGTTCCATGTGAACCTGGTCGCTCAACTCGGAAAATGGTGTGGCTGAAACCGACAACAAGAAGCTGTTAATCGTTGCAAGGTGTGAAGGGTCACCAGTAGGACAAATTCCCATTTTTTTTAAGAATTCTCCTGGGCGCATTCCGGTATTTTGCGCATAATGACTCTCATCCCATACGAAGAAGGTCTGGCTTGGGTTTGCAGTGTACTTCTTCAAATCCGCTGACCAGACTACCTCAATCATCTCGGACATCAAATCGCACATGTCGCAGATTTCTTCTGGGGTATATTCGGCACCATGCTGAGTGTTTAAATATGCCTTATACTTCACAAAAAACTCCTTCTTGGATTTATGCACTTGTTCCCTGAGCTCAGTCTCAGCGCTTCCACTGAAAATTACCCCTTTCTCTACTTGACCTTTCCTTAACATTTCTGCAATTACAAAATAATATGTCATCGTCTTACCTGACTGCATCTGTGCAAGCAGTACACACCATCTGACTCCGTTTTCCAAGCACGCACTGATTATTTCTCTCGCCGCATTTTTTTCGTTTTCATAAAGTCTTCTTTGTTCTCTTAAAGAAGTGAATCTGGCTAGATTTCTCTGGACTCTGTCATCATCAAGAGTTGATGAATTCTGAGTGTTGTTTCTTCTGATTGGCAGCATTTTGGATTCTTTTCAATTACTTGGTTAACTGATGATAGATTGTACATGCAAGCAAAATTTTCAAAAACTTTTCAATTTTTAAATCTTTTTACAAAAAAATTAGAACAAAAATGAAAAGTGCTAATTTTTACAAAAAATAAGTTCAAGTCAAATTAAGGTTCAAGTAAAAAATACTTATAACTAACTCTATCTACCTAACTACTTACTTAATTACCTACCTATCTGCTGACATACCATCTGCGTCGTGGGCTCCCATCTCATTATTTAAGCCTTCTTGTCGCTGCTGTTGCCTCTAAAATAGCAGATAACATCGTTCATATTCTTCAGGTTGCGAATGTAGTGAAAGTAGCTGAAATCCATCTTTGATATCTCGTTCTGCAATGACTCCAGGCTTTGAATCCTCTCCAAGAAGCTGAGGTCAATTTTTGTAGCCATGTTTTGGTACGCTTCAAATGTGCGCTTCTGAAGTATCATGTAATCTCTCTGCAAAAATACTCCAAAGTATGCATTCAGAATAATGACCGCATATGTCATGAGAATCACCGCAATGTGAATCTTGATGAATAAGCATACATTCTCGTAAACGTTATCTTCTCCTTCTTTGTTGCATTTTTTTACACGCGCATCTAGGAAAACATCGCCCTTTGAGATGCCATAATGAGGATAATTCGCTTGAAATACGAATATGGTTAGCTCTGTCCCTTCCGCATTTATTCCGCACGCTGTTCCCAGTTTCATCGCCTTCTTCTCGCTAACAGAAGCACTGATTTTTGCAGCGACTGCTTTGTATGACATGTTTGACGGTTTCACATTCGCTATCTTAAATTGCTTACTAGAATAATTAATTACTTTCTCTTTGATTTCAGCCGAGTCTTCGCTGCAGTTATGGTCTACAACATTTCCTTCTTTAAAAGCACATCTAACTGCATTAATCAGATATCTTCTTGAAGCTGTGCATGGGTCAATTCTAGTACCATTATTCGCAACAAAATCAGTAATCTGGACAGGAACGATTGCGCTAAGGAAACTCATTTTAAATTCAATTGGTTGTTTGCTTTCCTGGGGAAGTTGTGCATTCAATTACTTATTCTTTTTTGATTTCAATTTTTTAGAATTTATTAAAGAAGTTGGATATAAACTAATAATTGCTAATTTTAGAAAAATAATATGTGATAACTATATTATGAATAAATCAAGTGAATCTAAATCAAGTGAATCTAAATCAAGTGATAATTCTTATAAAAAACTATTACATAATATTAGAAATATGAAATCTCTAACTAATGAACAAAAAAAAAAACTGTAAAAATTTGACTAATTCCGAACTTGTTGACTTAATATTTACTTATAATGATATTGTTAATAACTTAATACACATTTTAGATTGCAAATAAGTTATTATATAATGAGTTTTGAATAAATAATTTTTACTCTCTTTAATATATATTATTATGGTTAAATATGTGGTTGCTATTCCTACTTATAATCGTGCAGATGTTGTAGGGAAAAAAACACTAACCACTTTGAAAGAAGGTGGAGTTCCTAGAAGTGCCATCTATTTATTTGTTGCTAACAAGGCTCAAGAAAAAATATATGAATCTACAGTACCTAAGGAACTCTATGCAAAAATTATTGTTGGAAAAATCGGAATATCTCAGCAGCGTAAATTCATAGTGAAATATTTTCCTGAAGGTGAATATGTTATCTCTTGTGATGATGATATTGAGGCTTTAGAAATGTTGAAAGGAGAGAAATTAGTTAGACTCAAAGATATTAATGGTTTCTTTCTAGAAGCTTATCAGATTTTAAAAGAAGAAGGCCTACATATATGGGGTATATATCCTGTTCACAACCCATTTTTTATGCAAAAAGGTTATACAACTGGTCTCAAATTTATTATTGGATTATTACGTGGATTTATTAATCGTCATTCAAAAAAGCTTCAACCTTCATCACAAATAAAATGCAAGGAAGATTATGAAGAAAGCATATTGTATTATTTAATGGATGGTGGTGTATTGCGTTTTAATGATATCACATGTAAAACGAAATTTAATTCTGAAGGCGGATTAGGTAAAGACCGTCATGTTATGAATAAAGAAGCAGCTGAATTTTTACAAGATAAATATCCTGATATTGTTACCATAAAGCATAGAAAAAATGGAATGACCGAAATTAATTTGGCAAGGTTACCAAGAGTAGAAAAATAAATTTATTTCTTAAATAAGTAATATAAATGATAACAAATAGATGAGAAGCCTAACATTAACAATATTTCAAAAAATTTACGCGATGTTTTCTCTTTATTATAGCCAATAATAATCAATAATGGACCAATAATTAAAATATGTATTATATTTACCCATATACTTTTTCCACTTTTTGAATAAATATAAGATTTATAAATATGGTATAATATAATTATAATACCTAAATAATACAAGACAGTGAATAAATTACTGAATATTTTATCTCTGTAAATGCCAACATATAAAAATAATGCACCTACAATTAGTATATGAAACAAATGAACGAAAACTTGACTATCCATACATATTCTTTTTATTTTATATTTGTTATATTATATATTTTTAGATTCCCATTCTTGTTTCATCTTTTCTTTGAATAAAATAAAATCCATATCTGAATCAGGTTCATATTGTTGTTTATTACCTTTTGAATCTAAGTAATCAAAATAATCATAATGAGTAGTGTCTTTTTCATCATACTTGTAGCACTGTATAGTAATACAGGTTTGGGTATTTTTATCTAAATTTGTTAACTGATGCACTTGATTCAAAGTTGGGCTAATCCAAGTGATATCATCTTTCACAAATTGTGATTCATTAAAGGGTTCAATAGTATCTTCTTCATCACATAAGAAGGGAAATAATTTGACATTTATTTTACCATGCAATACACGAATCACTGCGTTTGCATTACTATGACTATGAACTGGTGAAAAATGTCCAATTGGCCATATTTCCATTACATAAGGTATGCCAGGTGATTCGCCATTATTTTCATTCAATGTAATTCTTAAATAAGTTTCTAAAATATTGGGTTTATTTTTATCAAACTCGGTGCTTTTGTCTTTAAGTTTTTCATGACACCATAATCCAGGTGTTGCAATACTGTATTCAATTGCTTTGCTAAAATCAGGGAAATCAATTGAGTCTAAAACAAAATTATTACCAGAAATACAATCATATAATTGTTGAGCATCTGAAGATAATAGTGCTTTTGGTAAATATGTTTTATTTGCAATATCATCCATGGTGAGGTGATTTGTATCTTTAACAAGAAGTGGAACTTTGGACATAATTGGGTCCTTCAATAATTGAATTGGGATTATATTCAATGTTAAATCAATATTTGTTAGACACTCTAAGAATGATTTATTCTGTTTTCTCTCTTCATCATTGTTTCTAGGAAAAAAATAACAATATATAACATTTTCTATTCTTGCTTCGCCAATTCCTGCCTGTATTTTCTGATTTTGTGCATCAATGCTTACCCAATAATATGCACCTTTTTTTGAAGATAAACCTTGATTATTATTTTTGTCTTTAAGAACTTCTACATCTGGCCATTTATTTATTTTTACTGATTTTTTATTAAATTCTATTATCAATCCTTGTTTTCTCTCTTCATCTTGAACATAAAATTTGCACTTCTTGGTTGATTTACTTCTAAACAAAAAAGTGTATTGCCCATTAATAATGAAATGAATATGTTTATTATTTCCATCAAATAAATGGAGTGATTTTTTGTTACAACTCTTTACAATTGTCATTCTTTATAATTATATGTTTTATTATTTTTATTTGTAATAATAAAGCATTATTATTCACCGATTTGTCTGCGTAATAATCTTACAGTTTTATTATGTTTTATCATCTGTTTTTTTGTCATATGTTTTGTTTTTTGCCATATATTATATCTTAAATAACATACAATAGAGAGACGCTTTGCATCTTTATTTTCAGGAATCATAGGAAGATTACCATGCCATTCATGAACATTCATTAATAATATATCATTATTTCTAACATCAACACCAACACCATATTGAGGAAATGTAGTTTCAGCACCTGAATATTCTCCATCTTGAATTACTACAAGGTTACCGAAACCTTCTGCATCATCACCTGCATCTTTGTGTAAGGCTGTTTGAAAATTGACATTAGTTGTGATAGTTGTAAAGCAAGTACCAGGAATTTTAAAATGTGTTTGTTTTGCTTTCTTACACTGTAATTTGTATTTATCTGGTACATTCTTTTCATATTGTTTATCAATTTCCTTAATAAGAGGAATTAATTTCTTAAATCTATCAGGATAATCCATATTGAATCGTGTTTCACGAACAGTTAAGTCAATTTTTTTGCCTTGTTGTTTTATTATAAATTTTTGTCTTGGAGAGAAAGTATCAAAGTATCCTAAAATATTAGTCATGATTTTTGGATTATGATAAATATCTTTTTGTTTGGATGCAGATGTGGAACCGCGATTTGAAGTAGGTGTTTGTGCAAATTTGATAACATTATCATAGAATGCTTTTACGCTAGAATCTTTTAATACATCTTTTCTGAATTTTAGAAGAAGTTTACCATCCTCTGTGTAAACATCTGCATCATGGTTAATAATGAAATCAATATCAGTTGGTTTTACATAATGACCTGCCATTGTCATCATTTTTTCATCGCTGAACTTTTTACCTACATGATATACCATTATTTTGCCTTTTTTTTCTTTTTTAATCAACATATAAATCTTATATATTGATTATATTTTTTATTTTTTATTTTTTATAAAATTACAATATATGTTTAGTTGGACAGCAAGAGATTCTAGTCGTCCTTGGTTGTGTTGTGCTTCATCAAGTGATGGAGTTAAATTAGTTGCTGTTGTTAATAATGGGCAAATATATACTGGTGTGTATTCTTAATTTTGAATAGTTTATGAGTAGTTTATGAGTAGCAAATTTTAAATATATTAGACTTTTACATGTAAAAATCTTAATATATATTATTTTAAATGTACTTAAAGAAAACAGAGCCTTTTTACATTTCAAACGCATAATGTTCGTAATTATGGTTAAAAATAAATGTATTATATAAATATAAATGGAACATCTTGATGATATTTTTAATAAATATGATACTGATAAAAATACATATTTCCACAATTATACAAGACAATACAATACATTGTTAAATGAGTTTAGAGATAAACCAATAAAATATTTAGAAATTGGAGTTTTTAATGGAGGTAGTGTAAAAGCAATAAGAGAGACATTTAAAAATTCTACATGTATTTTAGGTTTGGATATTAACAATAGATGTAAAACATATGAAGATTTTGAAAATAATATATTTATAGAAATAGGGAATGCAACAGATAGAAATTTTATAGAAGAAATTACTAAAAAATATGGTTCATTTGATATTATTTTAGATGATGGTTCTCATACAAATAAAGATGTAATAGAATCATTTGAATTATTATTTCCATTGTTAAATGATAATGGGTTATATATTGTTGAAGATACTATATGTTATAAATCAAAAGAGCATATAGTTGAAAATTATGAAAATCATTTACAATATTTCTTTGAATATACAAAATACTTAAATCAATGGCGCAAGGATGATTCAACAGAAGGAATAAAAGACCATTGCATAGATCCTTTTAAAATTCAAAAAAAAACCGAAAATGTCTTTGAATATTCTATAGATAAAATAGAATATGGATGTTCTTATATTGCTATTTATAAAAAAAACAGAACGCATTGGATTAAATAAGCAGCATTTTAAATATAAAATATTTTAAATATAAAATATTTTAAATATACTTAAAGAACGCCAGAACATTCTTCCGCTGCAAAATATATTATTTTAAAAGGTACTTAAAGAAAACAGAGCATTCCTCTATAAAATAATATATTTTCAAATAAAGAACTTAAAGAACCAACAACACATCAAACCCTTCATTTGTTGATATGAATAACTTTTGCAATGTTTGAAAGTATTTTACTATGTATCTTGTCATCTTCTTCTTTATCTATTCCTCCTGTGCATTTTAACCGAATTTGTACATATTGCTCATGCTTTTTAGTATTTATATCCTTAGCTTCTGGATGTTTCTCTATCCATTCTTTTACTTGTCTATAATTACGCGTACCAATATTTTGAATGGCTTTCTTAACCTTCACATTATCTTCGTCTTTATGCCACACATCATTATCTTTCACATACATCACTTCTCTCTTCAAATCACTGCAATGAATTGGACGCTTATGGACATCCATTTCTTTCAACCCTCTTACAACAATATCAGTAATCCCCTTAACATACCCTACCTTTCCTGTATTCTCCAAATCTTCTAAAGTTAATGGAAGTGTATTTACAAACTCACTTATATTGAGTGCATCCTTGCACTGTTCATTCAAGAAGAAGTTCATATTGAAGCTCTGGTTGTTATTATTAGTAATGTTATTGTTAATAGTTTTACCGTCTTTTACGATGTCAAGTATCTGTCTTTGTAGTTCATTATTTTGCTGCAGAAGCATCATAAACATCTCCTTACTAAGTTCAGGATGGTTACTAGTAGTAAGTTGTGTATTAACAGTGCAGGTTTTTTTATGACACCATAATCCATTGCGAGACTTATATTCTCTATCACAAAATTTGCACATATATATAGGGCTTTTTTTACCCAAAACTTCACTGTTTTGTTGATTTTCCGTCACGAAGCAGGCATTTTTGTGTTTTATCGTCTCAATATGTCGGTCATAGTCTTTCTTGTTAGACGTATTAAAGTCACAAATTTCGCATGCGTATTTTGGGGTTTTTTTGTCACCGTTTGTCACATTCATGTCTCTTAATATATATACACACAATGTTTCTAAGCACTTTCTCCTTAAAATATAAAAAAATTTATGCTCACAAACTTTTTATGGAAAAATGAAATTAAGAGCATTATGCTCACAATTAGAATTTCTGTGTTTTTTTTCAAAAGTCCACATCCCCTTTTCATTTTTGGACATTTATTTTTGTCCATTTTTGAAAAGGGGATTCCGACTTTTAAAAGACTTTTCCAGAAATTTTAATGGTGACCATAAATTGCAGAAATCTATTGTTTTTAAAGTTATAAGAGCTAAATACATGTCAATAATCTTTATATTTCATTGATATTATCATTTTTATAGATGAATGACATAAATGGTTCAATTACAAATTTAATAAATAAATAATGATATATTAATTTTTATACATTATAAGATACCATATTAAAATATAATTTTATAAAGATAATATATGGAAGACAAACAAATAACTGCGTTTTTTTTTACTCATCAAGATAGATTAAGAACATCTATAATGAGAAGGTTTGATAAAATTCTTGGAAGGAATCAAATTGATATGAAAGCACAATTTTTCAATGGATGTATTTTATATTTGAAGATATTTAAGGAGGATAAGACATCATATAATGATCAATGGAAATTTGAATTATCTATGGTTTATCCAGGTGACCCTGCTGCAAGGAAAACATCTAAAAAGTATTTCACACTAGAGAATACTGGTAATCCAAATGATATTGTTTTTCAAAAATTCACAATGTATTTAAATTCAAATCAGATGATGCAATATTTTCATATAAATCAAGCAGAATTAGACAGGAATACAATATATAATTTATTTTTTATGAGACATGGACAAGCACAACATAATGTGAAGGTTGTATATAATCCTCGTATAAATACAGATTTAACAAGTGCAGGAGAAAATCAGGCAAGAGATGCAGGTAATTCTTGGGCAAAATGGGCAGAACAAAATGGTATTTCTTCAATAGATTATTTCTGTGTATCTGATTTGATAAGAACACAACAAACAGCTGCAATGTTTTTATTTGGTGTAAGAAGTTATACACATCCTAGTAGAAATAGAAGTGATTCTAAATTTTCAACAGAAGCATTAACTCGTCCACTTTGGGATCCAAATATGGAATACCAACAGAGAGGAGGAAAAATTTATAATGTATCGGTTATTAATATAGATAACTTAAAAGTAATTGTATTACCATGTTTACATGAATTGGAAAAGGGTCAAGATGATGGCTCAATATCATCGTATGGTTTAGGGCATTTAACATCTGCTTTAACTCTTGGTACAACATCAGGAGTTATATCAAGAGAGAATATAACAAATTGTCGTAATAAAAGTTATGGTAAGCGATTTTACGAAGCAAGTGGAGTAACAACAAGAGATTGTAGTAATCTTCCATCAGTTACAAATCCTGAAGGACCAGAAAATATAGGGAATAGACCAATTCTAACAATGGATTGGAATTTTTATAATAAATTTTATAAAGGTTATAGAGACCAAATATCATTTGGTGGTAGAGACCATTGTGGAAAGACACACTTTATAGGATTATTCTTTCAAATATTAAAACAAGAGCAAATACCACAATCTCCACCTAGTCATATGAGTAGTGTAGATAGAGGAACTGGTGGGGGTGGACCAGTACAACAGCCAGTACAACAAAAAACCAGGACAGGATGGTTTACCAGGTCTAAGTCTCCTGCAGGTGGCGGTTCCAAACATAAGAAAACAAGAAAATCTAAAAAATCCAAGAAAACTAGAAAAAACAGGAAAAATAATAAACAAGGGAAAAAATCAACTACATAATATAGGGAATTGATTATATAAATTTTTAAGGATGTAAATTATTATATAATCAATATTATCTAACAATATCTAACAATATGTAAGATTAATTGCAATCTTCATCACTTGAATCATCATTAATTTTCAAATTTAAGAGTTGAAGTTTATTCTTTTCGTTATATTCGCTTACGATTTTTTCAAGTTCAACAATATCAATTTCAGCTAGTTCAACATGTGATTCCCAAAAATAACGACAGAAAGCCCACATAAATTCGCAATCCATTGGATACCATTCAGGATGTAGATTCATTAATTTATTACATAATTTATGTGGTAACAAATGAAGACAGCTCTGAGGCAATACATAAGCAAGTTGTACAAGTGATGAAACAGGTTTATAATCGTTAGGTGTAATAAGAGTTGTTTCAAAATAAGGGATATAATTAATCATATCCTGTAACAATGGAGGATAATTATATTTGTAATGCCATCTCCAATCTGCACATCCAGTAGTATAATATTTCATAGTCCATTCAAGACCTTCTAAATAATTAAGGGAAATTTGTCTAAGTCGTTCTTCGTCATTATTAATTTTAAAAAGTGCCTTATAATATCTAGATTGCCAACCATTTTTGCTAGGGTCAATGTATTTTTCAAGTTCGCGTTCATAAGTAGGGATAGCTTCAAATTTGGCATATCTTTGCTCAGCTGTTTCAGTAGGTAAAAATCTATTTTCAAATTTCGCCCGTTTTTTAAGTTCATCAATAATGAATGTTTCCTCGTTTTCTGCTAGGAAGTTGATTAGTGTCCTTACATTTTTCCAGTAGATAGTTTTGCCATCAGTGAGGTTTTGATTAGTGTTACCAATTGTGGCCTTGTATGCATTTAGTAGTTTATCAATTCCAGCTGTGCGAATATTTACAGCAGGAAAATGAGGTAAGAAATCATTGCCAAGGAAGAAACATAAGAAAATATAATCATAAATGCGATTTTTTTGTTGTTCAGTTGTTAAAGGAGAGCCATTATTCATATTGAGTGTTATAACGTTTGCGAGTTGAGGTATATCAAGTATATATGTTTCATTTGGTTCCAGGGAAGAATCAATTGTCTTAATAAATTCGGGTGTTTCTCTAAAGAGATAGATATTGCTAGTAATAGGGAGGTGATTAATAGAAAGCATAATAAGGTCTGCATCAAGTCCATAAATAATAGTAGTTTGTTCTTTATGATCTTCAGGATGATTACGAATATGTGCAAATAATTTATGTTCCCCTTCTCCAAAATCATGAGATGTAGATATTATTATTTTTTTGACATTGAGTTTTTTGTGAATAGTAGGTGAGTTGAAGTGATTATAAATAATATTATTTAAATCACTCATAAATAAAGTGCCAGGAGTGATTGCTGTTGTATTCCATTCATTGCTATAAGATTTTTTAAATATATTTTTAGATATTTCATTTTGATACCATGATTTGTAACGACGATTGCGTTGCTGTTCCAATTTAGCGACTGGTGCGACACCATCAAATGCAATATAAACGCAATTATCAGGTTGAATAAGTGCAATATATTCCTCAATTTTGGAGATAACTTTTTGAATAATAATATTGCTGGATATTTGATTGATTGATTCTCCAGAAATAGTTTTAACAGCATCATAAATAATAGAGTTGCAATCCATATAAAGGTTATTAACTTCAAAGTCACCTTTAATTAATTTTTGGATGATAGATGGATGATTTTTAACAATATATGAAAAATATGCAGGTATTCCCATTGTTTTCTATAGAAATTAATTGAAAATCTTTAATATCATTTAAAATATATTAATTTAAAAGTAATTTAAAGAATGCCTACCCTGGACTGCCCTTGGCTTAAATATATTATTTTTAAAGGTATTTAAAGAAACCCACCATATCCCCACAAAAATCAAATGTATAAATTTGAATATAATAATAAAAATATAAATAATATGAAAGAAAAAAATTTAAAAATTAGTGAATCCTCAAATAAATCCTCAAATGAATCCTCAAATAAATCCTCAAATAAATCCTCAAATAAATCCTCAAATGAATTAATAGAAATAATTTCAATAATAGAGAAAAAGTGTGCCTTTTTTAGAGATGTTATTCAAAAAACATTAATAAATATTCATAGAAATAAATCACAAGATATTTTAGGAACAAGTGATGTTAATGATTGCATTCATAATTTGAATAATGTAAGCGATAAAATAAGCAATTTATTGAATAATATAAAAAATATTAATAAAGAAGAAATAACATCAAGCCTTCAAAGTATAAATAATGATTTATCTCTTATTTTTAAAACAAATGGTACAGAATCCTTAGATGATTTTTTCATAATTTGTTTTGGTAATAATAATATTTTAACTCCATATGATGATGTAGGTAAATATGAATTACTTAGAAAATATTTTCATCCTACAGGTTATAAGGTTATAAATACACTTATTAAAAAGGAAAACAATAAAAAAACAGTAACAATAATAGATGATTCAAATATTGATAACATGAGAAATTTAGATTGTGAAGATATTTCACATTATGTAAAACCTTATTATTTAAAGGTAAATGGAATAAAATTACATTTATATCATCATGCATTAAACAAAAAATTAATTATTTATGGCATTTTAGATAATATCAAAATAGATTATTTGAATAATTCATATATAAAAAAGAAACAAGAAGATATTGATAAAAATTTGCCAGAAGATCAAGAATTCAACGATGAATGTTTTAAAAGATTTATAAAATCTCTTACCTTGAAGGATTATTTAATAAATGATAATAGTTCTTATATATATGAAAAATATGTAGGCCTTTTAAGTAATTATAAAGTTTTAAAACAAAAGACCCTCGCTAATTTGGTAAAGGATTTTGTATTATGTGATTTATTCAATAAGAGAAATACAATAATTCAATTATTAATAAACTCGGTAAATCATGAAAATAAATATTTGGCTTATTTATTGTATGACCTTCTCTCAAATGATAATAATAATTATATTGATACTACAGAACAAACAATGATATTAGATAGCTTTCCTTGGGAAATAAAAACATATTTTAAAGATGCAATGAAAAAGACAATAGAATATAATAATGATTTATCTAATTTTGATTTAAATAAAATACCATTGGAACAACAAATTTGTTTATTAAAGGTAAATGATAATGTCAAAGAAAAAGCAATGATGAAATTAAAAGAAGTAAAAGCAAAATCAGAGGATTCTGGTTCAAAAGCAAGACAATATTTGGATGGTTTATTAAAGATACCATTTAATGTATATATGAAAGAACCAATTATGAATTTGATGGAACAAAATAATAAATTATTTATTGATATCATGAGAGAAAAAGGTGAAAATGAAATAAAAGAAAAATATAACAGTTTGGTTATTATGCAAAATTTAAATAATTTGAAATTTGATATAAATTTATTGGATACTTATAATAAATCAAAAATAATAGAAATTGCAACAAAAATAAATAAAATTATAGTTGATAATAGCCTGAATATAAGCAAGATAAATAAAGCATCAAATTCTAAAAAAAAGGATATTAAAGGACAAATTCTACAATTTTTTCAGTTTTGTGAAAGTAATAACGAGAGAAAATATTGTGAATATTTATTTTTAAACAATAAAATAAAATTTTCAGTTGAAAAGATAAATAATAATTTTACAGAAATAAAAACATATATCAAGAATGTAAAAGAAATATTAGATAATGCAGTATATGGTCATAATAACGCAAAAAAACAAATAGAAATTATTATTGGACAGTGGATAAATGGAGAACAAACAGGTTATTGTTTTGGATTTGAAGGAGCGCCTGGATTAGGAAAAACTTCTCTCGCAAAACGAGGTTTATCAAACTGTTTGAAGAATGAAAAAGGAGAAAGTAGACCATTTTCAATGATTCAAATGGGCGGAGATAGCAATGGTAGTACACTTCATGGACATAACTATACTTATGTAGGTGCAACATGGGGGTCAATCGTTCAAATATTGATAGATAATAAATGTATGAATCCAATAATATTGATTGATGAAGTTGATAAAATCTCAAAAACAGAACATGGAAGAGAGATTGTTGGTATTTTAACGCATTTATTAGATCCTGCACAAAATGATTGTTTTCAAGATAAATATTTCACTGGAATAGATATAGATTTATCAAAAGCATTATTTATTCTCTCTTATAATGATGTTGATGCAATTGATAAAATATTATTAGATAGAATACATCGTATAAAATTTAATAATTTATCAATAGAAGATAAGTTAATCATATCCAGGAACCATATATTACCAGAGGTATATAAAAAAATGGGACTAGAAGATGTAATAAATATTCCAGATGAAGTAATAAAGTATTTAATAAATGAATATACTTGTGAAGCTGGCGTGCGTAAATTAAAAGAAGTTTTATTTGAAATTATTGGAGAAATAAATTTGGACATATTAAAAAATAATAATATTTCACTAATAAATGATAAAATAAATATAACTATTGATGATGTGAGAAATAAATATTTTAAAGATAAAGCTGAAATAAATATCAAAAAAATAAATGAAAAAAGTGAAATAGGTATAATTAATGGATTATGGGCAAATGCTGTGGGTCAAGGTGGAATTATACCAATACAAGTGCAATGGCGTCCAGGTAATAAGTTTTTGGATTTACATTTAACAGGAATGCAAGGGGATGTTATGAAGGAATCAATGAGTGTTGCATTAACATTAGCTTGGGAATTAGTTCAATATAATAAAAAAAAATACATAAAAGAAGAATATTGTAATGATGGAATACATGTGCATTGTCCAGAAGGTTCTGTACCGAAAGATGGACCATCCGCAGGTGTAGCAATAACAACTGCTATATATAGTTTATTTATGAATAAAAAAATTAAAAATACTATTGGAATAACAGGAGAAATATCCTTAGATGGGTCAGTAACACAAATAGGTGGACTTGATTTGAAAATATTAGGTGGAATGAAAGCAGGAGTAAATGAATTTATATATCCAGAAGAAAATGAAAAGGATTATATTAATTTTATTGAGAAACATAAAGATAATGAATTAATAAAGAACATTAAATTCAATAAGGTAAAGAATATAAAAGAAGTTTTTTTACTTATTTTTGAAGATTTAGATGATGAATAATTGAAACATATAATAATAAAATAATATAACATATTATTATATGGATAAATTAACACCAAGGGCATTATCATTATCAAATCCATGGAAATTAATAGAATTTATGTCAGTATTTTCTCCTGTTATTTTGGCGTTAATTGTTTTTAGCATGACATTTATATTTCAAAGCCCCAAAGGATTTATTTTTTTAATAATATTTCTAATAATTTCAGGATTGAGAGAATTTGTGCTTTATTTGATGAATGCACCGAAATTTTTTGCAAAGGGAGATTTTTGTACTATGGTGCAATATGGTCAGTATAGTAATGTAGGATATATTGTTTTTATTGCTACATTTACATTTATATATTTATTTACACCAATGTTCTATAATAATGATTATAATTATTTGGCATTAGGTGGTTATTTGACATATTTTATAATAATTAGTTGGTTATTAATGAATCAAGGATGTATGAAAATTGTAGATGTGTTTTTGAATATGTTTAGTGGAGGTGTTGTAGGAGTTCTAGTATTAGGAGCAATAATGTCACTGGGTTTAAAAGATTATTTAGTTTTTAATGAGGTATCAAGTAGTAAAGAAGTTTGCACTATGCCAAAGAAACAAACATTTAAATGCTCAGTTTATAAAAATGGGGAGTTAGTAGGAAGCAGTAATACATAAATATAGGATTTTAGTTTTATATCATTTTTTGTAAAAATCTAATAAATCATCTATTTTTTTATTAGTAATATCTGACATCATTTTATCACATTTTTCAAGAGCTTTATTATTTTTTGGATATAGAAAAATTTGTTTAATAGTAATTTTTGTTTCACTTGAAATAACTCCACAGCAATCAATCCATTTATAAAGTTTAGAATAATTTTCTACAGAAATTATAAAGAATAAATATACTGGATGTTTTTTTTCATTTTCTACTTTTTTGCAAACAGTTTGTTCTAATAATACATCAAATAACTTAAACTCAAAATTGAATTGAACATTGTCAATTGAAAAATTCTGAATACCTTTTACATCTTGAACAATTTGTTTCATAATATTTCCGACTTCAATATTGATATTTGTGTTTTTTGTATTTTTAGAATATTCTTTTATTTCACTTTTATCAAATTTTTCTTCATTAGAACCATCATCAAACTCAATTAACATATTATTGATTAAAATTTCTTCTTCTTTTTTATTTTTTTCAATTATATATGTCTGTAATTGTTTCAATAATTGTAACCTATAACCAGCTGTATTATCATCAAATCCCATAATAAGAATTTCTTTATCATACTCACCCATTTTCATTAATATATCTTTTTCTTTACTAGAATGCACAGTTTTATCTAATGCACCACCACAGCATTTTGTACACCATAATATTATATGTGTATTATTATTTTGTTCATATTTCCATAATTTTTTAGTATCTAAACATTTAGAACACATAATTTTACAATTATTACATAATTCTTCAACATTTTTCCATAACTCAAATTCTAATTCTTGATTACTTTTCATATATTATAAATTTAAAGAAAAATTTATAATAAAATGACGAAAATTAAATAAAATGGCGAAAATTAGTCATTAACCATTTTTTGAATTGTAGAAGAATCATTTTTCGTTGAAAAGCATCTGCAATTAATTTCATATTTCCGTTTGTTTGATATACAGCAACGAAGTTATTATATATTTCAACAGTTTTATTATTAGCATAAGTATCTGTTAAATTATCGTGATTAAAAAGAGGTTTATTTTTACGTTTATTAACAATATTATGAAACATACAAAGTAAATTTCTTAAGTCTGTTTTATTTTTTATACCAGCAACATTCACCTTTTTCCAAAATGAAGTAGCATGTTGTGAACATTCAGGACAAGGTAAAACATTACATATTCTTCTAATAAAAAATACTAATTGTGGCATTAATGCAGCAAATTCAGACTCATTTATTTTTTCAGCAAGAGTATGAAATAATGCCCATGTAGGTGGTCCCCATTGATTAGGTGACATGATATAATATTAACCCCCTAAAATAATAATTAAATTATAATTTAAAAATAAAATTTAAAATTAATAGTAGAAGTTACTAAAATGAGCAAGTATAATATTGAAGGAAATATGAATTTTTATGATGAATTATATAAATCGTTAGATAATGTGGATGAATATAAAAATGATGTTTGCTTAATAACAAATGAGCCTTTAACAGAGAATTATGTGACTTTAGAATGTAATCATAAATTCAATTATATTCCTTTATTTAATGATATCAAAAATCATAAAAAAAAATTTAATAATTTAGAAGCATTCAGATTAACCCAAAATGAGATAAGATGTCCATATTGTAGACATAAACAAAAGAAGTTATTACCTTATTATGAAAGTATGGGAGAAGAAATGAAAGTATTAGGTGTAAATGTACTTCCTGAACCACCACCAGGATGGGAAATTGGTATATGTTCATTTCATGAAGAGGGCAGTGAAGAAATGAAATATTGCTCTATAAATGTCATCTTATTAAGTGATAATAAAAAATATTGTAAACATCATTGCCATGCAATGAAGTGTAGATTGAAAAAGGAAGCTGAAAAGAAGGAAAAGCAGGAAGCAAAACAAAAAGAAAAGGAGAAAGTGAAGAAATTAAAAGAAGAATTAAAACAAAAGGTAAAAGAAGCAAAAGAACAAGAGAAACAAAAGGCAAAAGAAGAAAAAGTTAGTAAAAAGAAAATGAATAATACAGAGGATTGTAAAGTTTATAAAAATAAGAAAATAAAAATAGAAACAGAAACAGAAACAGAAACAGATAATAATGGTAATAATATTAATGAGAATACTGATGAATTACAAAATGAGAATGAAAACGTAGTAATTAGCTCGCAAACATGTATACATATGATAAAATATGGACAAAATAAAGGTCATCAGTGTAAAGGAAAAGTTTATTTAATGGGAATATGTAAAAGACATTATAATTTACATGCATCAAAAAATAATTCAATTGAAAATAACTCAGAAATAAATGCGGATGCTGATAATTTAGATAAAAATAAAAATGAAAATGATAATAAATAAGAATATATTATAAATTATAATCTAAATATAAAAATATTATTAAGATTATATATGGAAACGAAAGAAGAACTAGTAAATTTAATTAAAGAATGGATAAAGTTAGATAATGAAATCAGTGGATTTCAAAAAGAGATGAAAGAGAGAAAGGAAAAGAAAAAGACATTAACTGAAAATTTAGTTTTAACTATGAAAAAAAATAGTCTTGATTGTTTTGATATAAATGGTGGTTCTCTCTTGTATAAGAAAAGTAAAGTAAAAAAACCAATAAATGGAAAAACATTAATGTCAGTTTTACAAGAATATTATAAGAGTAATCCTCAAACAGCTGAAGAAGTAACTAAATTTATAATGGACAATAGAGAAGAACAAATAAAAGAAACAATTAAGCGTAAAATAGATAAATAAAAAATATAACAAAAAATAAAAATAAATGTTACCTAAAAGAATATTAAATGAAAATTATGATAATATATTAAATATGAATATTCAGAATTACCCAAATAATTTCAAGGAATATATAAGAGGACATAGAAGAATAGATGATGAAAATGATGAAAATGATGATAGCGATCATGAATATGCAATTTTTGAAAAAGAATTTAATAATTTAAGTAAATATATACAGGATATAACTTCAACTAATATTATAAAATCTAGAAATGATGATGATATATATGAATCTGAATATTTGTACAATATAGAAAATATATTGAGTTATGATTTAGCAGATTATTTAAAAAATAATGATTTCCCGAAGAAAATAAATATTTTACCATATCAAATAAATAATAAAGGATTAAAACCTTTTGTTCAATATTTTCTTATGAAATCTTCAAATAATAAGTTATCATTTATTACTTGTGAAGGTTTGAACACATTTAATAATTTAGTAAATAAATGTATTAAAATATTGGAGGTCATATTTTTATCTTATATGAAGATATCACAATATGAATATAAGGGATTCAAAGTATTTGATGACGAGATTTATATATTTTATGATTGTTCAAGGTCACAAATAGGAATGCATTGTTTAACTAAGAATAATGATATTTGGCTAACATTAATGCATGAAATAATAAATATAGGTAAGGTTTGTAATTATGAAATAGATAATAAAGTGAAAACATTATTTATCAATAATGATGGTTTGATTTATTTGAAAAATAAGAATAATATTAATTGTGAGTTACCTGTTGTAGTATATTCAGATGGTTATGATGAAGAGATTGAATTTATATCAGTATTTGGAGTATCAAGATGCAGAGATTTATTAAAGGGATTTGCTGGAAAATATTATTATTTTTATAGTTATGAGAATATGATAGAGAAGATGAAGAGAGAAAGAGAGAGAAAAAGAAAGGGATTAATAAGAATATCATTATTTTTAGGTAACATGAAGGTTCCTATGAATTTAGAAGTAGACGAACCAGATAAATCTGTGCACACAAGAGAATTATTATTAAAAGATAGTACAACAACAACAGATGAATATAAATTAGTAAGGGAAATGATAAAAATTTCAGATAGAGATGGATTATGGAGCGAGAATTATGATAGTATTTATGTTGGTAAAATAAAGTTGGGTGATTTTAAAGATATGAAAATGCCAATTTGGGTAGTGAAAGAATATGAACAGCAATTGCCATTAACATATCATATAATGAAAATATAAGAAGATAATAACAATAATTTTTATGGAAAAAAATGGAAGGGAAAGTATATGATATATAATGATTTTTAATTTCTTAAATGATTATATATGGCTTTATCATTTACAAACTTATTATCAATATTTGGGTTTTCAATGATATTTACTTATGTGATAACAAATTTGTTGGAATTTTATGGAATAGGTGCAAATGTATATGGAACTTATATAGGTTTTTATTTATTTTTATTAATAAGTATTTTTGTTCTTCCGAAGGATTATCCAAAAGGTATATTAAGAGAAGGAAGTAATTAAACCTTATTGCTTACATCATTGGCCTTTAGGTCTTCAATAATTCTATTAAGAGTATTTAGATCTATTTTATCACTTAAATTATCAATAATTTCTTGATCAAGAGGTTCTCGTTGATTAAGATTAAAAAATAACTTTTTAAAATCATTAACAGTAACAATATTTTTTTCATTAATTTTTCGTTTTTTTAAATTTCGTATTTGTTTAATTTGTTCAAGTTCATTATCACGAGACATTTTATTATCTTCATTGAACCAAGGGTTACGAAATTTTTCAGTAGATGTAAGAACATCACAAACCTCGGGTTTACATATTTTTTCAAAATCATTATTATTTTTGAAGGAAGATTTGAATTGAGTAATAATTTTATCGGGTATTACAGGACTTGTTTCCATAAGTCGGTCAAATTCTTCTTTGCATATTTTGAGCATTTGAATAACATGCATTCTCTCTTTTGGGTGTTTAGCGAGTTCAATTTTGATATTACGATAGAATTTATCCCAAGCAATACTACTTACGCGATGTGCTTCATTTAATTGTGTTATTTTAAGGAATTGTTGTATAGTGCTAATAATTCCACCTAAAATATTGACTCCACCGACAACCATTGTAAACATACTTTGATATTCAACTGGAACGCGCTGTTGTGCAAAATTTGCAGTACCTGCAAGAGTAGAAATGATAATACATGGAATAGTATACCATGCATTTAAATTTGAATATAAGGAATTAGATTTAGAATGAAGCCATCTATAACACATGGCTTTATCCGCCCATTCTACAAGTATGCGTTCATGGTCAACACTCCATTCGCAATCTTGCGATGCAATTAAATTATTTATTTTAGAATCATTATCGCTAATATTATCCTGGTGTTCATCATTATTAATATTAATAATCGCATTATTATCACTGGGGGTCTGAGGTTGGTTCTCATTAGATATATTCTGAGTTACTTCCATAATAAAGACAAATAAAATATAATTTTGATAATTTGATAACTTATTCTCTCTGAGTTATTATTTACATATCTCTAAAATTAGAGAGAAATCCAAAGGAAAGTAAAAATCAAAGAAAATATATATAAATAATATATGGAAATGGAACACCGTTTAAATGAACTGAAGACAGAGTTTTCGGGAATAATAGAATTAAAGGAAGAAAATGTGAATATATTTATTCTTTTAGAACAAAAAATAAAGAAACTCAAGAATAATTATGATGATTTTATAAAAAATAATAAAAATAATTTATTTATATTTGGATTGGATTCTTTTCATTTTCAAGGTAAATTAATAGATATTGAATATGAAGATATAAAACGTTTATTTAACGCAATAACAAATCGTATGTATTGTGAGTATTATAAATTGCATAAGATAATAATAGATTATGTTATAGAAAACGTAACTGATAAGAAGATATTAGAATTAATAAAATTAAATAATAATTTTCCAATATATAAGGATTTAGAACCATTTAAACAATATGATTTTTCAATAATACAACAAATTCATGAATTAAATATAAGCATATTACATTCATTATGTAGTTTTTTAATTAGTAAAGAGCACGATTTAAAGAATTACCAGAACAAAAATAAGACTGGATTAAATATAGATAATTTTGTGAGT